CTCTTCTTAATTGTAAGTGGACAGTTTCGTCCAATTACGGCGAATTTATCGCCATTGTAATCAGTATCGAAAATCACGAAAGATTTCTCGTAATTCCCGGCACGAAGTAGGTTCTGCAAGTCACCAAAAAAGAAGCGACTCCAGAAAGGTAGAGGTAAAGGTCGTCTGGCATAATTTATGCGCCAGATATTCCAATATGAATCCTCTCCATTCTGCGTTATTCTTGAGTCCATATAATGCATTGTCCTCGTTGGAAGTGACATAGAAAAAAGCCACCACCAAGAAGATTCAACAGGTGGACCAAAAAATGTCCATTCCTCAGGCATCCATTTAAGATGGTCTTCGGAAGGTTCAATCATAAAATATCGATTGAGGCAGGACCAAACTTTATTATAAAGGATATTATACTCCGCTACATTTTGGGGATTTCCCTTAATATGCGGAACATTAATTTCTTGTCCTTTATAACAATCACAACCGCAAGATTCACGAACATCTCCACTTGAGAAACTTTTTTGCCGATTAATTTTGAAACCGGCCCAAAAGAATGTAGAGAGAACGTCGCTGTAAAATTCTTTGGGGATAATAATATCGTCCCCGTAGATAGCGATATCTTCTCTACGCGCTCTCCAGGCGTCGTTTCCAATGACACCATAGATAAGCGCGGAAAAAATTAATGTCTCAAGTGGAAAAGTGAATCCATTACCCATGGAGGAAAACTTCTCGTACATTATAAGCTCGCCATTCGGAAGTTTACCGAACTTAGATCTCAATTTATTGAGAAGCTGATACCAATCAGTTGGAAGAAGGTACTCTACTAGTCCTTCTGAAATAGTATCTGACGCAGCAGAGATGTCTATTGTTACTAGACGCCCGTCTAAGGACGCTGTTCGCGCAAGATCTCTATTTTTCTCTTGAGTTCGGATATCAACACCAAACTTTTTAAGACGGTCCCGGATATAAATACCAGCACCGAGCTGCAAATAAAGATTTCCAATGGGCTCGAGCGAGATCGTACGGTCAGTTTTTGCTGACTTCGGAACAAACTCGATTTTATTCGCATTGCAATCTATCACGGTTGCATCCCAAAACTCATCCCGAGATTTTCTCGTCGGAAAAAGTATGAGAAACAGCCGAAGAATCGGGCACGTATATCCTAAAGCCATAAAACCAGGCCAGTCGAGATAACGTGCGATTAATGCTCTGAACCAACGTTGGTCAGACATAATTGCAATAATGAAGAGTTCCCGAGCGTCTTCGGACACGGCCATCGGCGTAGTCGAAAATTTGTCAAAAATCGACGTACGCGACGCAAGTGTCTCGAGATGACTCCCGGGTCCATGCTTACAACCCTCTAACACAGACCCAATCGGAACATCACGCAAAACGTTCTTTATAAATTGTTTAGCGAGGATGAAGGTTGGACCCTCAAATAAATCACTTACACTCCGTACATATGGAAATGAAAGTTCATTAGTGCGGGCGCACAGTTTTTCAGCTGCAAAATATTTTTTATATGCAGTCTCTGTGCGGTCAAGGTGGTTTGTAACAAAAGGGTATTTTTCTGCTATTGTCAAAAATCGAATTGCTCTGATTTGAGACAAAGTAGTTCCTCTGTACACATCAGCATTGCTGCCGAGTTTCTGTAAAGAAACATTGTCACAGAAATCAAGGTACGCAAGAACGTCGCGCGACCTAAGTATACCGGAGAATTCCGAGTTAATACTGGAAGGCAAAAACATACTAACGTCCTTTTGGACATTGGTTAGGAACTTCCAAATAAAATCTACAGGAAGTTTTAATTCGCCTTGCGGCTTTTTTGCCGTTTTTTTGCTCTTTGCTGAATACGAGGTGCTCTTGTTAGAGACTTTTCTCATGCAGCACTCCTTCCTAACCTGCGGTTACCATGATTTTCTCTATAATGTAAAAAAGAAAAATGGCGACCACAAGTATGATAGTATTGATTTTGAAACTAAAGTTCATTACGCCAATTCCTGCCGCAGCGTCAGATCCAGAAAGAATTCCTGGAGAGCCGCAGTTGCAGCTTGCGCAACGATGGTTTTAGCATCATCTTCAGATACACCGTTTGGAAGGGAAACACTGACCTCAACGAAACCGGGCCTTTTGATGGGCTCGTCAGTAACGTTGTTTACCGCGTATGTACGCGAGATCTTCGCACTCCCTTTACACTGTCCGAGGAAGTCCCCAGCAATTTTCGGGATGTAGCGACGACAGGTCAATGTGTCTGTAAAGACATTTGTTTGGTGAGAGGGTCCTCTGTAGATTGAAACATCTCCAGCGGTCTCATGAATTTCAAAGACGCGCTCGATGTTTCCAGTTCCCAGAGGGTCACATGTCAAAGTGATTGTTGCAGGTAACATAGGTATTCTCCTTAGTTTTGATCTCTATCGCATTTTTCGTCGTAGCAGTGAAAGCATCTTTAAAATAGGATCCTTAAACTGCTGTTGGCAGAGTGCGACAGCGTCGATGTATCGCTTCCAAGACATTTGGTAGCGAAAAGTTGGTAGCATACTTCGTTCTGGAAAAGGAACGCGTTCAACAATTTGCGTGTCCCGTCTGCATTGATATGCAGAAGTTGATCCAGAAAAAGTAAAACCAGTTTTAACAGGAGTGATAGAATGCAGAGTGATAAGTTGTTTCATATCAGTTCTGATCGTCACCCAGTTAGTGAGTGGTCTCCATGAGGTGTCAGGCGTCCATGCGGCGATGACATCAGCAATATTAAAGAACCATTCAATCATCCACGACATATATGTAAGCTCGTAGATCATCTGAGGAACCTTTGTTATGCCGAATGTATCTTGCACTGGATTAAACCGAAGTTCACACATGACACCCGCAGAAATAAAAACTGATGCTGTCGAGTATTGAACCCAATTCCAGTCACGATTTGTGTCAGTGGACTTGTATGTACCACTTCCAACAAACGTCTTAGAACGGATTCCACGAAAAGTTTGGCGTTTAGGCCTATCCATACCATGATTCTCAACCGCTTTTTGAAGCGCAAGACAATCAGAATAGAAAGGCAGCCATCCATACCGCACCTCCATCCAAGCATTTGAAAGGTCAGAAAAACTTACCTTTTTACGCTTTAGATAGGAGAAATACTTAATATTCTTGTGAAGTTTCCAAATTCTCGGTATCATATTAAGAAGCATCTTTTTTGTCTCCTTAATTTCTCCGAGTGTCACAAGAATACTAGCCTCGTTAGACGTGATAGAGGCATAAGCCTCCGTCACAGCCAGATCCTTTAAACTTTCAATATATCCATAATCAATTGGATCAATAAACTTTGAAGATTGATTGGAAGTAAAATCACCTCTCAATTCATAGTTCCAACTGTCCGGATAATAGTAAGTACCGTTATACGCAGTTAGTTTCTCAGTTTCCATGATTTTAATCATAGGATTCTGAAAAATTTCTCCACGTGCACGGCGTGCGTGGAAGTTTGGTATCTCAACATCAGACATGGAATCAAAACGGGACGTATGACCAGTTGTCTGCACAGTATTTGTGTAGATTCTCAACTTGGTATCATATCCCCTTCCAATATACGTCTGTGGGACACTAACTTCTGCCGATCGTGTTCGAGGAACACCAGGTTCGCCCATAAGACCTCTTGTAGGCCCTAATGGTCGACAAAGGTAATATGCGGACCAGCTACATACGACCTCTGGTTGGGTAACAAAAAATTGTCCCCATCTAAGTCCTACAGATGAATTACATCTGCAGTGAGCCCCCTG